GAATGTCAGTGGCAACGCGCAGAATTACTGCGCATGTGTCGCGGCGAAGGCATCTACGCGCCGCTGGAGGATTAGCCATATGCCAACATCAGCGCGCCAATTCGCCAGACCGTACCCGGCCCGCGCCTGCCGCATAATCCCGTCAGAACAGCCGCTCCCGCGCTGGGTCTACATCTGCTCAGTCCTGGCGCTGACCGTGTTTCTTGCGGCGCTGTACCTGGATCAGCACGAAAACACGCTGCGCCAGATAGTGGCGTGGTGGAGGGGATAGGGAGCATGTACGCCGGATTCTACGAAGAGGGCGACAACTGCCCGGAGTGTCACAAGGCCAAGCTGGCGTGGCCGCAGCGGGAATGTTCCTGCCACATCAAGCCTCCATGCGGGGCCTGCACCGATGCGCGCCTGACGTGCCCGGTCTGTGGCTGGGAGGACAACCCGGAGCCATACCGCGAACTTGGAGGCCTCGGCCTACTTGTGCGGGAGTATGCGCCGCGCCCGCTCGACCCGACCAAGATAGACTACCGGGTCAAAACACACACAGCGAGTACGCAAATCTGCCAGGGCGTCTACCCCGACGGCACGACCCGGAACCAGGTAGAGGCTAAGGTCAAGGGCACCTTCGGTGGCAGGTTTAAGGCATTTGGCCAGGGCCGGTTCGAATACATCGCATACACTGACTAGGAGGAAACCATGCCCGGAGACCCCTACAAGCTGCGCCTTCTGCATCCAAACTGCACCTGCGGCGACTGCATCCACTACAGCGAGGAAGGATGCCCAGAGGCCGCAGAGGCGCTCTCTCTCGACGGCTGGCCGCGCATCACAGCGCTGGTCGGAGAGGATATGAGCGCGGAGAGCTGCCCAGAGTTCAAAGACAAAACGCCAACGCCTTGGGAAGACGCCGTTGACCGGGCGTACCAAAAGAAGAAGGAAGGTGCCGCATGAGCGCCCGCTATACCACTATCCCCGGCCCGCTGTTCCGCGAGTTTCAGGATCAGGTCGGCGCGGAGTTCCTGCACGAACTGGAGCGCGCCATCACAAACGGGGAAACCACCGAAGAGGAACTGCAAATGCTGGCCGAAATTGCCGGGTTTGAGAGTGGGGCGGCGTAGGGCCGCGAATTTCGACACAACAACGGAGGAAGCAATGGAACAGAATCAGATAGCACTCGTACCGCAGGGGGGCGTCGTTGCCACCCTGGATAGCATGGCCGTCCCGTTCGAGGCCATCCTAAAGCGCAAGCACATGCTTCAGGAGATCATGACCCACATCATGAAGGACAACGTCCACTTCGGCAAGATTCCCGGCTGCGGTGACAAGCCGACCCTGCTCAAGCCGGGGGCCGAGGCGCTTTCCAGCACGTTCCAGATCGCGCCCGAGTACATCATCACCAAGACCGAGTTAGGCAACGGCCACCGGGAATATGAGATCGTGTGCAAGCTCTACGCGCTCAACGGGGCCTTCGTCGGCTCCGGCGTGGGCTCGGCCACCACCATGGAAGGCAAGTACCGCTTCCGCGTGGGCGGCGGCGAGATCACCGCTGTGCCGGTCCCGCAGGCCTACTGGAACACCCGCAAGGCCGACCCCAAGAAGGCGGCCAAGGTCCTGGCTGACGCGGCCAAGGCGGCAGGCGTCGAAGGCGAGAGCTTCGGGACCAAGAAGGACGACGCGGGCATGTGGATGCTCACCACCAAGAGCGCCGAAGCCAGGGTCGAACACGACAACCCCGCCGACTACTACAACACCGTGCTCAAGATGGCCAAGAAGCGCGCCTTCGTGGACGCCATTCTGACCACCACCGGGGCCTCCGACATCTTCACCCAGGACATCGAGGACATGCCGGAAGTGATCCCCGGCGTGGCCAAGGCCGCCCAGGGCCAGCCCATGCAGCAGGGCGGCTTCCAGGCCCCCAGCGGAATGGACCAGATGCCCGGCCAGGATGGGGGATATGGCCCCGACCCCATCAATGTGGAGGTGTTCACCAAGGCCGTGTCCATGATGAGCCTCGAAGACCTCAAGGCCGAGTGGGAGGATGAAGACTTCCAGCTCCGGTACGGAGTGAGCGACAAGAAGGCCATCAAGGAGGCCTTTGACGCGCGCATTGCCGAGCTGACCAAGAAGGCGGCGTAGACATGGAAGGCAACACCAACCCCACCGACCTGAACCTGACCTTCACGCCCCCGGCCATCGGCGGCTTCGACTACGCCGCGCTTGAGGCCTGGGCCAGGAACATCGCCGCGCAGTACCAGGGCCTCATCGTCACCGAAGACCAGGCCATAGGCATCAAGTCCGAAATGGCGCACCTGAACGCCACCAAGAAGAAGCTAGACGATGCGCGCAAGGAGGCGGTCAAGCTCGTCTCCGCGCCCATCAAGGAGTTCGAGGCGCAGATCAAGGCCGTGTGCGCCATCTTCGACGAAACCTACAGCGCCCTGGGCGCCCAGGTGAAGGACCACGAGGACCGCGCCAGAGAGCAGAAGCGCACCGAGGTCCAGTTCATGATCGAGGCCGTGACCGCAGAGCAGGGCTACCCGTGCCTGGCCATCCCGATCCAGGACTCCTGGCTGAACAAGTCGAAGCCCATGAAGACCGTCAAGGCCGAGGTCGAGGCCATCATTCTGGCCCACATCAAGGCCGAGCGTGACGCCGCAGCGCTGGAGCAGGCGAAGCAGGACCGTGCCGTGGCCATCGAACAGCACAGCGCCGGGCAGGCCCAGGCCTTCGGGTTCAATATCCCGCCCAGCCAGTTCCTGAACCTTCAGGACCTGGCCATCCCCCTGGGCGACGTGCTCACGCGCATCAACGCAGCCTACACGCTCAAGGCCGAAGCCATGGCCCGCGAGAATGTGGCCCCCGTGTCCACGGCGACCGCCAGCGGTTGCCCCTTGGAAGGGAAGCTGCCGGGGGACCGGGTATCCTTCGCCGGGGCCGTTGAACATTCCCCGGCGCGCAAGAGCCTGTCCGTCCGCCTGGAGTTCGACGCGGCCCGTGAAGGCGAGGTCAACATGGCCCTGCGGCACCTGGAAAGCATCGGCATCAGCGTCACGCGCACGACCTCCACGACCATGCCCGGAGCTATCCCGCCCCACCCCCCGTGCTTCGGCCTGCTCGGCCACGAGCCTGCCCGCGCCGGCTGCGAACCTACCCCGCCGCACATCCCGTGCAAGTCCTGCGATTTCGCCGAGCCCTGCAAAGCGCAAAAGCAGTACCGAGACAACCTGCGCAAACAGCCCATTCCGTGGCCGAAGTGAGGGGGAGAAATGGACCGTTTTGCCAACTACACCGAGGACTTTGCGCGAGAGCGGGCAAGCGGACTGCCGCTGCTGGGGGTGTTGTGAGCAGCATGTCACACCCCGTCCTTGTTGCCCGCGCCACCGCGTGGCTGCGCCGAAACGGCTTCAAGGTGGCCCTGCCCGAACTTTACACCGCCGGAGGAGAAATACCGGACGCATGGGGGCTAAACTCCGGCGGCACTTCCTGCATCATTGAGTGCAAGGTGAGCCGCGCGGACTTCTTGCGGGACGCGCACAAATTCCACCGCAAATGCCCGGAGCGGGGTATGGGGAATGTACGCTATTACATGTCCCCGGCTGGCATCATCGCCACCGATGAGTTGCCGGAAGGCTGGGGCCTCCTATCTGTGCATGGCCGCGTCATCAGACGCGAGGCCGAGGCCTCTTGCTTCCCGCAAAACGACACAGACAAGGCCGATAAGCGCCTGATGTACAGCGTTCTGCGCCGCCTGGACTGCGCTGGAATTCTTCGCGACGGCTTGAGTGTCGCTAGCCTGCAACTGAAAGTGAGCTGGGAGCAACGGCGCTTGAGTTCAGAGTTGTCGCGGCTGAACAAGATGCGCAAGGGGCTTGCCGCAGCCACAGAGCGCGCTCTGTGTGAAATGGAGGCCCCTCATGCCTAGCCATACCCGACCTTGGACAGACCTGGAGTGGCAGCGCGTACGCCTGCTCATCCGCCTGCTCATCATTCAGTCGCGCAAGGCGCGAACGGAGGGCTCAATGCCTAGCCCGACCGACACCAAGGACCTGCGGCGGCTGTGCAACCTGGAAGAGCCGTCGATACAAGACCTCGTGGATGCGCACAACGCCCTGCCGGGCCTGCTGGACAGGCTGGAGAAGCTGGAGAGGGTGCGGGAGACTGCTGCATCAGCGGACCAAATCACCCGTGTTGTGCTGAAAGCGCTGTATCGGGATTGGTCCCAGGAAGGTAAACGCAAAGAAATGTACGAAGAGCTGCAAATTGTTTTTGGGGTAATGTGCTCCGCCCTGGAGGAAACGAAATGAGCACCACCTTCGATGCAGCAATTTGCGAGTTCGAGGATGCCATGCGCCGCTGGTCAGACAGCAACAACGGCGTCCCGATGATTGCCGTAACGCTCGAAAGCGCCCGCGACCTGCGGGACGCGCTCAAGGAGGTCGACAATGGTTCCTGAATGTTTCGGCTACTACACGCACGATGCCCTGGACGGCAGACCAAGCAAGCGTTGCGAGAAGTGCCAATGCCGGATTGCATGTCAGCAGCAGCAGACTGACAGACGCTTCCCACCAACAAAGAAGGAGATCAACAAATGAAAAAGTATGCTTCTGATCTCAAGTACATCGGCAGCGGAGAATACATCCCATACCTGCGGGAGGCCGTAGAAGGCGACGAAGAAGATTTTGATATCGTTGTTCTCTACTCCGACCACGAAGCCCACATCCACGCCCAGGCCGCCGCGCTGGCCGAGCGGGACAAGAGGGTTGAGGAGTTGGAGGAGGAACTGGCGAGGGTTATCCCTTGGCTTGAGGCAGCGTACTCCAGGCCTCCGCAGACGCCAGAGGCGGTAGCTATGCTGGATAAGGTCAAGAAAGCCGCCCTCGCGGCGGTGGAGGTGAAGCCATGAGCGCGCTTCCATGCCCCACCGAGGAGAGGGAGCAGCAAACCGTCATTGAGTGGGCGGCCTGGATGGAAAACATCCTGGACCCGAACACGAAGGCCACCGGGGACCCGGTTCTGGGCAAGATTCCCGTCCTGGTGTAGCCCGAGCGGGCAGAGAAAAGTAGGGGGCCTTGTGGCCCCCTTTTTTTCGTTTCAACGGCTACTTGCTTTGATAGTACACGTCATCCACCAACTGCGCCAGGAGGGCCTCACGCTCGGCGTCGAGCGCCACAATCGCCTGGGCCGGAGTCATTCCGTCGATGCGGCACCCCGGCCTGTTTATGACAGCCGTGCAGCCAGACAGGGCCTTGCCCACAAGGTGCTTGGTCTGTAGAGCATCGACATCTTCCAGTTGCTTACGAATGGCGGCGTTCACAAGGCCGATCTGCCCCGCCGCTTCTTCCGCCTGCCGCGCCTCGATCTCTTCCTGCGTCATTTCGACCACTTCGCCGTTGACCAGTCTCGTGTAGCTCATGCTGCCTCCTAGTTCTTGGTGCGGCGGTACAGTTCGAACGTGCCGCCGCCGATGTTGCCTGCGGACATGTACAGCCGGATCGCCGTGAACGGCCCGGTATCGAGGTTAATGAAACCGGAGGTGAAGGTGTGGTCCTCCGTCACCCCGCGCGCATTGCCCATCGCATGGTTGGCCGCGCTGGCGGCAATGATAATTTCGACACGCTGCGCTGAATAGCCGTTACCAAAGTACCTGCCGACCAGGTACTGCGTGGTGTTCGCGCCGACGAACTCCGCGTGCGTCCCGGCGAACGGGATGTTCATGCCGCTGTACCAGTACACCTGCGCCGAGTACGTCGGCGTGCCACCGAAGCCCAGGCGCAGGTACAGGTCCGTGTTGTCCGTGACGGGGGCCAGGCTCGAAATCACGATCATGTAGTCGTAAGTCGCGGGGGCGAGCCCGGTGAAGTCCACGGTCGCGTTGTTGCTGGCCGTGTCCGTCCTCACGTATTCCCACATGCCGCCGGAAGCGTCCCCGAAGGCGGGCGGCTGGCCCGCGCCAGCGCTTTTCAACACCTGCCCGGCAGTACCCGTCGCCACGAAAGCGGGCGCTCCATTCGACGCGAAGGTGTACAGGTTCCCCGCCGTGCCGTGCGTGAGCTGATCCAGTCCGACGCTGTTGTCCGTGGGCGTTCTCGTGTCGGACAAGCGCGCATCGTTGCCCTGCGTCACCTTCCCCGCCGTGCTGCCGAAGTCTGCGGCGATGGTGCGCACCTCGTTGCCGCCGGGGTTCAGAGTCGCCAGCACAAGGCCGCTATTGGACGCCAGGGCCAGTTTGTCCTCAAGATAGCCGGGCGTGGTGTCGTCTGCGCTGGCCTTGACCGCCCCGCCAGAAGCAGCGGCGGCAGCCTTTGCGGCCCAATGCCGTGCGCTGTACTCGCCAGGGTAGCCAGTGATCGGGTCGTTTTCCGGGTTGATCGCCCACTCCGACGCAAGGGCCGCAGAACCAGACGCCTCCCCGGCCTTCGCCGTGGCTGTCGCCGCATTCGCAGACGCGCCCTGTATCGCGGCGAGGTTGGTCGTGATGTTGTTGATGGCCGTCAGGTTGGTCGTGATGACCGCCGCGCCCGCTGAAGCCGTGTCAGCATCGTCAGAAGCGGAAGAGGCATACCCCTGCGCCGCATCCCTGGCGTCTTCGGCAAGGCCCTGGGCAGTTATGGCAGCGGAAGCGCTTGCTGAGGCGTTCGTGGCGTAAGTCTGGGCGTTGGAAATTTCAGTAGTCGTTGGGCCGTTCTCAATCCCGGTCCCTCCGGAGTTCCAAACAAGGGCCTTATTGGCTTCCGGTTCGGCCAACGCAATGTCGGACAAGGAAGAGCCAACACCAAGCTTGACAGCACGCAGCACCCCGTCTTCAAGCCTCTGGCAGACCATCGTCAGCTTGTCGAGCGCGCCCTCGTGCGTTTCAGCAGGGAACGGATCGTTTTCGACGTAATCGACCTCTTGGGTAATGGCGGGCGCGCGGGATATCGCTACGACCTGCCCGGCAGTCAGGCCCACAGCGAATGTGACTTCCCCGCCAGCGTCCAGCCCTGCGCCCGTGACTGTGTAACCGCTTGTTTGCAAGTCGTCATCGACGTAGACCAGCAAGTCGGCATTTTCGAGGAACTTGTAGGCAAACGGAAACTCCGTCTGCGCAGAAGAGGCGGTATACACCACGCGGGAAATAACGGTCTCGATGGTCATTGCTACCTCACCACTTCAAAGGGTTTTCTGATGGCGGAATGATAAACGATTGGTTGAAGTCCTTGTCCATGCGGCGTTCCATGCGCCGTGTTGATCCGGGAGATGCAATTTCTCTCAAGTTGTACCAAAGCAAGTAGTCCATAGCTGCTTTGGTGTACCAGAGGTTAGCGTAGGGCAGGTTTGACTTGACGAGGCGTATGGCCTCAGAGCGAATGTCCGGGTCTCCGTGCGTAACCTTGCTCACCATTTTGGCCAAATCCTCAACGGTTGAAAGCGTCGGCCCCCCAAGCGTGGCCCCGACGCCACCGCCGAAGCGGTTTGTTTCGCCCAATATGAAGTCGCCGAAAATGCCGAGCCCGCCAGATTGCAGAAGGGCGGCGTGCCATGTCGCCATGTTGGCCGGGTCTCGCGGCTCCTTGCCGTTTGCCAGGTCTTTCAGCGTCATAGCAATGTACCCAAAGGTTGCCATGCTCGACACCAGCATGGTCATGCCGACCACGTCCGTATTGCGTCCAGCTTTGCGCCAGCGAGTGCCGCCGTACATGCGGTTCATGTAGGCCAGCGGGTAGCTTTTGAATTGCATCACGGTGCTGAAAAACTCTCTTTCAAACGTCCCTGGCCTTTCTCCCCTTGTCAGCCAGCGCAAAATTTTCGCGTCCGGCTCCATGACGGCGTTGCGAGTCATTTCGATAAACATGCCGCGCAGGCGTGTCTCTAGGTCAACTCGACCGGCCTCGCTCAGACTGGCATCCGGAATGCGCCGGGCCATGTCCGGAGTGAAGAAGCGTTCCCCGCCTTCAATGTCAGGCCCCACGGCGCGAAGGAAATCCCATTCTTTTTCAGTCACCCGCGCGGCAGACTCCAGCGACTCGCGCAGCCCGGTATTCTCCATCTGCGCCCACGGCTTGTCCAAGGCCTCGGCCATGTCGCGGGAAAGCAGCAAGGCAAAACCGTTCTTGCGGGCGTTGGTCCACCCGGTCAGGCCGGACCATCGGAACATGCGCGACATTTCGCGCCCTATGATGCCCCGCGCCGAGTCCTGGGCGTTGAAGCGGGACACGAGGTCTGCAAGCGCCCCGTCCGTCACCACGGCCAGCCTGGGAACTATGCTGCGCTCATTCGGGCTCATCTTGCTGAACAGGTCGACCAGGGCGTCTTTCATGCCGCCAAACGCGCTAGTGTCACCGATGGAGCGCCGGGCCACGGCAAAGGTAAAAGTGTCGCCAAAAGCGGAAAGCGTTGCACCAGCCAACTTGGAAAGCGACTGAATGCCGCGCCATGCGCGCATGGTCTGCGCTACCTGGGCGTTGGCCGCAAACATATACTCGCCGCTTACCACGGAGTAGGCGCGGCCAACTGGCGTTTGTCTGCGGGCTATGTCCTGGCCAGTGGGCATGTTTTTCTTGACCTTGAGGTCTTTCACACTGGCCTGAAGTTCATCGGCCAAGCTCACCAGGGTTTGTTCTGGGCTCGGCCCGAAGTCCTCCATCAGCGCGATATCACGCGAGGCGCGGTCCAGGTGCCTATCGATAGCCACAAGCACGTTGTCAGAGACTCCGTACTTGGCCTCGTAGGCAAGCTGCGCGTCGGCGTTCACGAAATGCAAAACGCGGCTCTTCTCATGTGCCCTGGCGAGGTTGCGCGGCGTCACGCGGCCCGTCTCGGCCCTGGGAGGCTTGCCGAGGGTGATATTTTCGTAGGCGGCCTTCAGAAATCCGTCCAGTTCACCCGCGTCAACGCCCATGCGCTCCAGGTCCAGCCCCGGCGTGATGTCTTTTTTCCACGCCTCAAGCCCGGCCTTGATGAGCTTCTCGTCATCGTGGCTTTGCGGAGCCCAGCCTTGCAGCTCGCGGATATACGCCCCGCTTCGGTTCATGCGGTTGCGGGCATTGTCCGTGTTGGCCCGCACAATCTGCGCCACAGCCAGCGCATCCGCATCCTTTGTGATTCCAGGCTTGCCCTGGCCGTCCGAGCGCAGCTCCCACATTTCGCGGATCACGTTGCCGTTGAAGTCAGGGTCGCTTTTGGCGCGGTCCCAAATGTGCCGCCCGAAGGAGTTGATATCCGCGTCGATGCCTGACTTGTAGCCGTTGCGGATCGCCTCATAGCGCACGTAGGTTGAGGCCGTGCCGCCTGTGACGCCGCGCTTCTGCGTCCCTTCCAAGGTGGCGAGGAGCGCGTTTTTGGGCTTCACCCCGTCTGCAATGAGGCCGTCTATGCGGGCGGTCATGTCGCGCTTGCGCAGGATGGTCAACGCTGCCTGCCGCTTTTGCAACGCAGCCGCAAGAATGGCCTGCTGGCCTAGGCGGTCTGCCTCTGCGGCCAATTGCTGCACGCTTAAAGGTTTTCCCCGCGCGAAGGCCATGGCTTTTTTACGCGCCAAGTCCCCCACGATGAGCGATACCTCTTGCGTGGTAATGCCTGCGGCCTTGGCAACGGCTTCAATGCAAGAATCTTTGGTCGGCATTCGGCCCCCTACATTACACAGTCAACGGCGCGGGCGTAAGCCTCTGCCGCTTTGTCGGCTTCACGCGAGGAAAAGTCTGCATCATCCAACGTAGCGCGGTCAAAATCGGACATCTGCTCACGCGGCAAGGCCTCGATCTCCGCAAGCTGCTTGTCGTCCACAAAGGAAAGCAAGCCGTCCGGGTCTTCGATGCTGCGCGGCATGGGCTCAAACGCTTCTGCCCGCAACGGCTCCGGTTCTGGAGCGAAGCGTGTTTTTTGTGCGGAAGGCACGGTGGTGATGAATTCTTTCTTTGAATCCAGCTTGTCTAATTTTTTTACAAACTTCTGCGCAGCCTCTAGTGTCTTAAATCTAGGCGGCATATCCCCATAAGCTGCGCCAGGTCTGTGCATCACCGTGCCGTCGCGCGTGTCAATCACCTCGTACCCGCCGAACGCGGACCAGCGTGGCAGGTACGGGGGGGCAGCATCCCCAGAAGTGCCTTCACCTATGGCGCTTCCCGGCACTTCCGACCCGCCCCCTGCATCTGCCAAGTCACTTTTGAGCAAATCTATCACAGGCGCATCATCCGGAACTTCCAGCCCTGCCGCAATCCGAACATTCCGCGTGGCCTCCTCCAGCCCCTCCACCAGCGCCGGGTTTTCACCTGCCGCAACAGCTTCGACGCCGCGCGCTATGGTGGCCCGGTCAGCAGCCGTTGACGTTTTGCGCAGAGCCCGCACAGCCGCGCCGCCTACACCAAACAGCGTGCCGACGCCAGCGCCCAGAACTGCGTCCATAGCGTAATCCTGCCAGTCCGATTCCTCGCCCTGCTCTTCCCAATAGGGCCGCGTCACGGCGGACACAGCCAAGTTGCCCACCGAGCCCTCAAGCGCAGCGCGCCCGATGGTATGCAGGGCCTTGCCGCCCTTGACCACCGTCCCGAACGGAATCAGGTTGATCGGGTCCGGGATGCTGCCAACGATGGCCGCGCCAAAGCCCAGCGCTGTGGCAAGCGCGCCTTCAGGCTTGTGGGCCAGTATCTCTTTGCGCGCCTCAATCTCGTCATGGTTCGCGGCCATGATACGCGCCCTCGCCCTGGTGGTCCCTTCACCAATGTCGATGCCGGGTCGGAAGTCCGGGCTTTCCTCCCATTCCTTCTTGGTCAAAACCGTCTTGGCAAACCGCTCCGGCAGGGTCTCCCCTTCCTCACCGCCGCCAAAGTCAATAAGATCGGAGACGCGCTGCTTCATCTGGTCAATCATCACGCCCGTGGTGGTCTGCCGAAACGCTTCCTTGACCTGAGTGCCAAGGTATTGCCCAAGGCCCACGGTCTGGCCCTGCGCCACAAAGGCCTCTTCGCCCTGCCCCATTTCCAATCTGCGGCCAAGCATTAGCGCGCCCCCCGCATTGTGTTGGAAGGCCTTTGCGGCAAGCCAGCGGGCGGGATGCGCATGGCCGGAACTTCGGCAGGCGGCAGGCTCACTCTGCGCCGCACCTCGCCCGTGGCAACCGGGGTGCGCTGAACTCCGTCAAGCACGTCCTCTGCGCTCACCATCGACCCCGTGAACACGCGGCCCGAGGTCGGGGAGAGCAGGGAGAAACCGTCTCCGTCGTTGACCCACACTCCGTTGCGAATTGCCTGTTTTGTGCCAAAGTCCTGCACAGTGTCCAGCAGGTGTGTGCGCTGCGCCTCAAGCGTTCTGCGCACCTTTGTTGCGTCCATGCTGGCCGGAAATACAACCTTGGCCTTGGAATCGTCCAGCACGGAAAACCGCTGGTCAATCCACTTGCGCCCGTCCTTTGGATTGCCGAGTATTTTGCCCAGGTTCTCGACGGTGTTGCGCATCTCACCAACGTAGGTCGCATAGCCCTGGTCGCCTGGCATCATGCGTCGAGCGGCCTCCAAAGTCTCCACCACGTTGGACGAATCGGCCTGACGCGTGAAGTCCGTTGCGACCATGCCGGGCGGCACTTCGATTTTCTTTGCCCCGCCAGCGCGCACAAGCAATTCCTTGTCGTATGGGTTCGACACGTGCCGGGAAAACATGGCCCCCGCCGGGACTTTCATTTCGGTCAAAACATCCCCGGCCAAATCGCGGTAGTCGCGCCCAATGCGCTCCACAAGCGAGGCCTTGCCCCGCGTGTCGGCTTGGCTCCACTGCGCCTGAAGCTGTTCGCGCTCCATGTTCGTCAGGGTCTTTACGCCAGACTCCGGCAAAAGGCCCTGGCTGGCCTGTAGGCGTGTCCTGGACTGCGCCCGCTCATACGGAGTCGCCCCGACGGCCTGCGCGTCCACAGAGGCCGCAGGGTCGGCATTGAACTTTTTCAGGCGGTCCGCAAATGCCTTGTGCGCCACGTCGCGCACGGTGTAGTCCATCTCGGCTTGCAGCGGGTCCGTGGTCGAGACTTTGAGCCCACCCACAAGCTTCGACGCCTCGGCAATCGGGAGAGTGTTGATCTCCTTGATGGTCGAATACGCTGCGTCGTAGGTTTGCGCAGTCTTGAGCACCCGCTTTGATGCGTCCGAATTGCCGAGCGCCGCTAGGCGGTTCGCCACGGTGCGCAGCCCAGACGTGTCGCCCGTCTCCTGGGCGATGATTTCCATGCCCTTGACGTTGCCCATGATCAATGCCGACTGCTCCGCTGCGATGGCCTTGCGTTCGCGCTCCTCGGCTTTTTTGTCAGCCTTGTATTTGACCTGGTACAGCTTCACGTCCTGTTCATTCAGACCGAATGCGCCAATGCCCTTGATAGCCGCGTCCTTGTCAATCTGGTACGCGACCTTGAACGACTCCTTGCGCGTATGTTCAACGGCTATGGCCTTCCTCTGTGCGGCTTCCTCGGGCAGCATTACCCCAGCGCTGACACCAAGCGCGTAAGCCTCATCCAAAGACTTGAGCGCCGCGCCAAGGTCGTTGTTTTTTGCCAGCTCAAGCCCAACGTTTGTGACGCGCAAATCGAGGTCCGCTCTGGCCTGGGCATGGTCCTGCCCGCGCTCAAAGCGGGCCACCTGCGGCCAGGAACTTGTTTCCTGCTGCTGCGTCCAGACATCGAAGCCTTCCTGCACGCGGCCATAACCGATGTTTCCGCGCACCGTCTGGCGGATTTCATTTGAGCGCTTGCGGTATTCTTCAGTTGCTCCCTTTGCGCCCAGGCCGCGCCTGGACTCAATGTCCGCCCTGACCTCGGCCTCTTTCTCAAGATACTGGTTTTGCGCGCGCAGCATGGCCGCGTTTTCGTCCTGGCGCGTCCACTCGGCGGCTATCTGCTGCCCTTCACGGGCTGCGCTTTGGATGGCACGACCCATTGCCCCGGCCTCGCCGATGCTTTCTCGCCCGAGGCGCAACGCTGGCCCACTTCCGGGCGTGTATCGCGGGATTTGAACCATGTGCTACCTCTTCGCCAAGGACAGGCCAGTTTTGAGCAGTGAAGTGCCGGCACCGAAAATGCCAGACGACTCCGAAGACCGCGCCTTTCTCCGCAAAATATCCGCCTCCGACTGCCCGCCGTACAAGATGGACAGCGCGTCGAGTTCGCCCTCTGCGGCAGTGCTGGAAAGCACCTCCACTGGCGTCCCCTCGGTTGCCACGGCCCCGGACGCGCCATAAGCTGCCCTCTGGCTTGAAAGAAGCGATCTCGTCTGCCTGCGCTTCTGCTCCGCATTGTACGCAGCCTCGGCTTCTACACGCCGCGCGTTCGCCTTGGCGGCGGCAGATTCGTTGTAGCCAGCGGACAGGGAGCCCAAAACGTCCAGCGCACCAAGGCCAAGCGTCAGCCCAGAAGCTAAGGAAAAAGCGCCGCCTGTACCAATAAGCCCGCTTGTTGCTGCAGCCACTGGCCCGGTCATCCCGGCGCCCAACGTGTAGGCAGGTGTTCCGAATAGCAGCGCTCCGGTTTCAACTCCACTCATTTGGCTACCCTCGCATACATTAGTCGGTCCAATCCATTTGGTCCACACTTGCGCGCCAGGCCCTCCGGGCGCATTCCCAGGCGCTTCAACCAGCGGCGGCTTATCTTGTTCTGCGGGAGCACAAGCGTTGCGATGCGCCGAGCCCCGTACACTGCGAACATGTCGTCAATCAACCGCTTGACCGTCTTGTGGAAAACCTTGCGGTGCGTGTTCACAAGCTCACTGGAAAGAATCCATGCCGTTCCCTCGGCTCCGCACATTCGTACCCCCCCGCAGGCCACGATTTTGCCGTCAGCTTCAATCGTCCACTTTACCTGGGAAGCATTCCAGTAGCCGTAGACAAGCCAGAAATAGTCAATGCCCGCGTAATCCGCCTTGTCGATATTGCGCAGCTCAATCAAATAGGCGTCCATCGGCTCAAAAGGCCGGATTACGACGGCGCTCATCGGTTCACCGTCACGTGCGGCACCAGCATGTTGACCGTCAGCGGCAAGGGCTGATCCTGCACCACAACAACGTACCTGTCAGTTTCCCACCCGGCATCCCAAATCACTTCCTTGTCCCCGCTGAACAGGTTGGGGGGGTTGTCCATGAGGCTTGCGCTGGTGCGGAAATAGACCGTCTGAAGGTCGCCGGCATCTTCGCTTTTGCCGTACTTCGCTCCCAAGGTGTCTTCAAAGCGAATGCCGAGCCTCGAAATGCGCCCTTTCTTTGTCTGCGTTGTGCCGCCTTCAACGGACTCTGTTTCCAGTCTCACGGTTTTCAGAATGGAACGATACCCAAGCCCCGCCTGCACCAACGAGGCCGCGCGCGAAAGCGTGATGGATCCATTGCTGGCTACCACGACATCAGGATGCGCCGCGCCGTCAGCCAAGATGCTGACCGTCTCCCCGGCCAGATGGTCATAGCCGCTGATTACGGCCTGTGGGCTCCCGGCATAGGTCAACGCGCTGTCCAGATATCGGCACGTCGGGTCATTCGTGCTGGTCCCGCTGAATGGGACATTCAAATATTCAACATACCGCTTCGTCACCCCGTCGATGGTGCGCCTCACGACAAACCAAACATCCGTCTGAGTGTCCCCAGGAATGCAAGCGACGGACTCGAAAAAACCGTCCGTGGTGTGCCTGGCCCAAGCTGTCACCTCCTGGTCCCTCTGGTAAGTCAGGCTCAACAATACCCCATCGTTGCGCACAACCCACAGCACGGAGTCTGGGTGTGCGGCGTAGGCAGAGGCCACAAAGTAGCTCTCACGCCCCATATGCTCGGACAAAAGGCTCATGTCCGGGCTAGGGTATTGATCAAGCTCGTACCGGTACGCCATTTCGCGCACCTTTCGCCCATAATACTGCGTGTACAGGGCAGCATTGCCGACAAGCCAAGCCCCTACGCCGCTTTCGCTCCCGTAGGTGGTCTGGCGCTCAAGAGAATAATTGTTTGGCGTGACAGTCTTGTTTGTGGACGATCCGCCCAGCACCCATTCACTGTCGTTGGTGCCGATCATCAGGTTGCGCCCGGTCTTCATCCAAACGATGGCGTTCACGGTGTCGGAATCAAGGGTCAGGGCCATAGCGTCGTCGTCTTCTGACCCCGTCGTCATGTTATTAAAGTCGGAAGCTTTGCTCATCCAGAACTTGTTGGGCTGTAGCGGAGTGCCACCAAAGACAAGGCGCTGCTGGAAATATGTGACTGCTACAGGATAGTTGTCGGACGCCCACTCGGCAGGCTTGGCAGTGAACGTGATTACGTTCAGACTCCAGCTTGTGTCCGCCGTGCGCACCAACTCACGAGGCGCATAGAACGGATGAACAATGGTCAACACGTCCGCGCTCTGCGTAAACTCCAGCGTCTGCAAATCATCTTCAGCGTAAGGCGAGACAATCTCGTAAGGGGCGGAGCAGTCCACGAGAATCCCATAATCACGGTAGAACCGAATGTACCCCTCGCCGAACTCCAGAATATAGGCCTGCACGGTCGAGAACACGAAGGGGATCACCCTCGTGAATTTGGTAGAATCCTTGACCTCATAGGCGAACTGCGTACCCGTGCGGCGAGTTGCGCCGCCGTAAGGGTAGACGAACATGTTTTCCAGCTTGGCGCAGGCGTTCAGGTACGTCTTGAGGTTCACGCGCCCGTATAGGCGCTTGCTGATCTCGCCAGTGGTGAAGTCGCTTATGGCCGGGGTAGTGTTTGCCATCGGCTATACCTCAATGTCGTCGATGGAGTACATGCCTGTTGACCCTCTGTGGAACGCGCGTACCCAACTGTTCGGCTGATTGTTGGTCGGAGTTCCCTCGCGCGCATCGATGCCCCTGGCGCGCACTAGCGCGGCCTCGTACCGACCCCAGGCCGCCTGCTCTTTGGACGTGGATTCGGTCGCGGCATACGTCAGCTTGGCCTCAATGTAGAGCGACAAAACCTCGCGCAAAGCCGGAATGTACTGGTTCGGGTCGTCGATGTCGGCCACGTACAGGATGTACACGTCATCAAGGTCCGTTACCAGGAACTTGCCCTCGATCTGGTACTCCGGATCGTTGTACACAGACAAGACGCGCAGGCAGTCGCTCGGCAGGCTGTAGCGATACGCAAACTGATAAACCGGGGCTGTGGTACTGCGGGCCAGCCGGGCGCGCTTGGTGCAGCAATTCCACGGATGGTCAGAAAGAACGGTCTGCCGCGCCTCTTCGTAAACAACGTTGCAGCGGCGGGCCTGTGGGGTGTCTTCGCTCAAAGTCGAAATACGCACATCACCGAGCGTCACCAAAGCGCGGTTGCAAATATCAGCTTTTGACGGCATTCCGGCCCCCTATGTTGCGGCGCTGTCTTCGCAGCCGCCGAATGTGTCTCGGGTGAACGTCCCGCGTGGGCTCACGCTGCAAATTCGTCCGCTCAAAGCCTTGCGTCTTTCCAACCACGGGCCTCGGCATTGGGAATATTCGCCGTCTATATGGACACCCGCCAGCACTACCCGGTCAAACCCCATCATCAAGGCTATGCACACAGCCAGAAGGGCGCTGGTGCCGCCCCTTGTCGCAATGGGCCACCGCCAATCGCCGCCAGGCTTGTCCGTGTGGAGGTCAACGGGGCAATCCTGAAAAGCCTCAGGGTGTACAGTCGCTAGGCAGTCAACCGCAGTCGTCTGGTACACCCTGTTGACGCCCATGACATACGCCTCTGGTTCTTGCCGCAGGGCCTCCGCAAGCTCTTCTCCATACCCAGGCGCAGTTCCGCACACGATGGCCGCGCCACACCCCTTCAAGGGAGGCAGCGGCGCAAAGTCAGAAATTTGTATCCCATTCACGTACTTCATGCGGCGCCTCATCTGTGGCCCTAGTTGAAGTGCAGGTTGACGAAGGCAAGCACATTCGTGCCTGCGTCTTTGCTTTCCAGAACGTGCCCGATCTCTTTGAAGTGGGTGTCCACAGCCGGAAGCCCGCCACCGAAGTTCGCAATGTCGCTGGCCCTGCCGTCTACCGCGTCAGCTATGCACACGTTGCCGCGCGTTGCAGCCGTGGCGTTTTTGTAGAGCACCTGGGCCAACCCGGACACAACGACCCAGCACCACTCGCCGTCTGCTACGCCGTCTTCGTACATGACGCCGATGCAGTCATAGGTGTTTGATTGAAGCACCACGGCAAGATCAATATCCTGCGAAGGCGTAACGAGCGACCCCTTGACGCTGGGAGCCCCTGTCCCATTCTTGAGCCGGACAGCAATGCCGCCGTCAATCGTTATCTTCAGCGCGGTGCCAAGATCAAACATCGCCGCCCCTTACCTTGGGCCGGGAGCGCAAACCACCCCCGGCCCTGTTCATGCGCCTTAGGAGCCGTTGACCACCGTGATGGTGGCAGTGGTAAGGGTTGCCACAAGGAGGTCAACCGCAGCGGCCCCAACCGACCCGGTGGAGGCGATGATCTTATCCCCGGTCGCCATGTTGTAGTCGGTCACGGCGTCGTCGAAGTAGCCGGAGGCCACAACGACGGACAGCAGGTCCGTGGTCTTGTAGGTGTACAGGTTCTCGCCCGGCACCCCGCCAGGGATCAGGCGAAGCTTGGTCTTGTCGTAAGCCATGATGTTTCTCCTAGCCCCTCAGGGCCTTCAACGTTTTGACAATGCCGTCCTGCCTGTCGCCGTACTCCGCGATGAAGTGGGCCAGCAGGGCCTCGATGAGCATGTCGGTCTTCTTTGTGTCGGCTTTGGGCTGGCCTGCCTTGTGAGCGGGCTCAACCTCAACGCCGCTATCCTTTCTCGGCCTTGCCATGTTTCTCCTTACGAGATGGCGGCGTCGTCGTCACAGGCGATCTCAACGCAGCCTTCGGCTTCGATGAGGATGGCACCGGCGGTGAACTTGCCCGTCAGCAGCCACGCGTCAGCGTCCGGCAGGCGCTCCATCGTGCGGGTGAAGGGGGTCAGTTCGCCCAGGCCCACGGCCTGCTTGTGCCACATGAAGCACTTGCGGGTGCCGCTGGACAGGGGCAGATCAGCATCCATGTACCAGTAAATGCCCAGCCAATTGCGGGCGTTGGCGGCCTGGAGCCAGGGGTAGTTCGGGCCAACGAAGTCGGCGCTGGCGAACTCGCTGATGTCCAGGAGCTCGTTCCACTGGTGCGCGCCGACGGCACAGAAGCGGTCAGAGCCGGGCACGTTGTACTTGTTGAGCTGCTCGAAGGCCGCGAAGACCTTGGCACGGGTCAGGCCAGCAGAGCCCTCAGCCACGGTGTTGCTTGTGGCGTCCATCGCCGTGTAGATCATGTCGTCGTAGGCCTTCGCCAGAGCGCCGGAGATGGCCTCGTTGTAGGCGGCGGCCAGATCGACGTTGGTCATCTTCAAGTCTTCGGCGTCGATCATCTCAGGGGCGTACTTGGTCGCCATCGTGGCCGTCACGACGTCGTGGTCGACGTTCATAATCGGCAACTTGCCGTGGCGGGTCTTGGCCAGCGCAGTACCCTTGCCGACCTTCTGGAACTTGGTCGTGGAGCCCTGGAAGCCGGTCTGGACGCGCACCTTGTCACGGGTCTTCGCCATGAGCTTCTGGTAGGCACCCTTGAACAGCGGGTCGAAGTAGGTGCAGAAACTGGTGAGAACGTCGTTGGACATGGTATTCTCCGTTAGGTGTGGTTCATCTTTGTATCTCCTCTGCGCGGGTGTCCGTCACTGACGGGCCGTGCTTTGGTTTATTTCGGCGTGGGTGTCGCTACTTGGTGTCCGCTCCGAGCGGGCGTTCGCGGCCATGCCTGTTGTGCGTTTATGCTATCGCGCGGAGAACTCCGGTACACTCCCGGCCTGCTGGCCGCGCGAGGAAGCCTTGAGAATTTTGGCGCTCAAGTCGAACGCGCGCTGTTGCAAGCCCTGGTCGCGCTGGAAGTTCGGATTGGACGTGAGCCCGTCCATCTCGCGCTTCATGGCTTCCATGCCCGCCTTCTGGCTGAAGCTCTGCCCTTCGCGCTGGTAGTCCTCGCCAAGAGCGCGGTTCAGCAGCTCCCCGAGCTTGAGAATCGCGGGGTTGTTGCCAAGGCCCTGCTTTTCCAAATCCTCCAGCAGCCCGGCCTTGTCCAGGCCCTTGGCGGCGTTGCCCAGGTTCTCGTCGAACTTGGAGCCCCACTCCTTTTGGAGCGCCTGCTTGCCAGCGTTGAACTCTTCCGCGCGCTGGGCCTTTAACTGTTCCATCTGACCCGCCCGCATCTCCAGGTACTTGGGCAGCAAGGCCGCGCCTTGCTCCGGCGTCAGCTTGGCAGCGTGGAAAATCTGCGCCACCATCTTGTCATCACCGGGCAGGAACAGGTCTTTGAACTTCGCGTCGACGGTGAGCGCGTAGCCGTCCGGCTTCTCCGGCACGCCTATTTTGCTGTAAAACTCGTCCCACGCTTCCGGCTTGGCATCAGCGGCAGGGCGCACAACGCCATCCATCTTCTGGCCGGCGACCTTCTGGAGATTGTCAACGCCCTTGAAGAAGTCTTCCGGCGTTTTGTACTTCTCCAGCCACGGGGCACCCTTCAACTCTTCAGGCACAAAGCTGAAAAAGTCCGTGGCCTGCGCGTTGCCCTGCCCCTGCTGCCCACCGTCGCCGCCGTCACTGGCCGTGAAAGTCACGCCGCCAGCCTGCTGATCCTGGCCCTGAGCCTGTCCATCACCGTCCATCAGTCACTTCCTTGGTTGTGGTTTTATCCAGCAGCGTGGCTGCGCGCATGATGTGCAACACCACTTCGCGCTGCCCTTCGTTCCGAGCCAGCACAAGGGCCGAATCGGTGAATCCACTCGCCTCGACATGGTAAAGCTTCTTCAAGTTTGCCAGCACCATCTTGCCCTGCGGGGAGGAGAACACGTCAGCATATGCCCGTGTGAGGTTTAAGCGCCCCTCGGCATCATCCTTCCGCATTCTCGCCCCCTATCAGCCCGGCTTTGGCAGCCTCGGACGCCGTCTTGACTCCATCGGTGACGGTCTGTGCCTCTTGCGCCTGCGCAATGGCGTCCTGCTCTGCCTTGATGCTGGCCTGCACGTCAGCTTCCGGCCTGAGGTAGTCTGCCGGGTAGCCGAAGATCGTCTGTGAATCCCGCACAATCTTGTGCGAGTCGAAGTTGAAACGCACAGACGGATCAACCTGCATGACCGGGGCGACGTACTCAACGGCCTGCCCAAATGCCCGCGCCTGGTTGAGCTTCTGGCTGCGCGATACGGGCGAGGAATACTCGAACATGACCTCTTCTCCCTGGATGGACTCAGGCGGGGGCGGGATATCGCCAGCGCGCAACAAAATGTTGAACACCCGGTTGATGAACGGCGTCAGGTACTCCGTCTGCATCCTGCCCATCGCCGGGCCAAGCGCACGCATCTTCTCTTCCTGCTCCAAGAGAACCTGCGGAATCGTCTTCTGCGGCCCACCAACCGCAGGTTGCATCTGGTAGTACAGGAACGTGTTCTTGACAGCCTCGGTGTTGCGCTCGATAAGGGCCAGCGCCCCGCTCAAGTCAGCCTCCACCGGGAATTGCTTGATGTCGTCTCCGCTCCCGACACGGTAGTACACAATCCCGCCAGGGCCGGTGTCCACTGTCCCGACAAGGCCGTCGTCCGGAAGCATCGTGGGCGGGTTGGCGATCTTCTCACTTGCCAGCATCGCAGTGTAGACCATCGCATTCAGCGCACGGATGAACGGGAGTGCCGTCAGGCCAGGGCCACGCCCCATGATCTCTCCAGCAGCCTTGCCCCATCGCATGACGTGGTACGGCTGCTCATGGTAGCCGCTCTCGCTCAATAGGTGAGCCCCGGCGCGCTCAAACCAGACCGAGGCAAAGGGCATGTCTCTGTTGGTAAGGCGTTCCGCTGGAATCCCCTTCGGGGCATCCACGCGCGGGTAAACGGCATGGACCACGTCAAACATCTGCTCCGGGCTGGACTCTAGCGCGGCCTTGACGGATTCGGAGCATTTGCCCGGCCAGTCCTGTTCGATCTGCCGGGCAGTCATCTTCTGACGCCTGTACACGGTATCCGGCGCACCCCTGGAGTTTTCGGCGTAGAAGATATCCCTGATCGGGTAGGCGCGCACCCGGACACGAGTCGCCGGATCGTCTTCAGAGTTCATACAGGCCACGCCGAACGTCACTACGTCCAGGTACATCTCGTGTTCCGCCGTCACGAAGCCAACGCCGTCAGAGTACAGCGTGGCAAGGACGCGCTCCACAACGCCGTCGGCCCACAGTTTTGCCTCGGAGTCGTCGTTGACCTGGGGCGAAACCGGGCGCATACGCAACCAGGTATCACCAGGGCTGGTCAGGAGCGATTGCAGCGCAGCGGCCAGCAGACCCGCAGCCACAGGAGCCGTCGCGTCGAACAGGACCATGTTGCGCTGCTGGCCCTCGCCCCACTGCACGGTGAAGTCAGCCTTGTCGGGGAATATGAACTCCGCAATCTCTTGCGCAGTCGCGTCCCATGTCAGGCGGGCAGACTCCAGGGCCTTAAGCCGCGAGTCGAGCTTGTTGGCGAGTTCCGAATGTGCCATTACTGCCCCAGCTTGGTCTTGCTGCCAGCGAGTTGCAGGAGCGACATGGGTTCTTCTTCAACGCCCGCGCCACCCGTGCGGATGGTGGACGCCCGGCCCCTAGCAGCAGCGGCCCGTTTACGTTCAGCAGCGGCAGCGGCAGCCACCTCGGCGCTGTTGTCGTAGATCGGCGCGGGGGGCAAAGACGGCGCACTGCCGCCACCGAAGATTGCTCTGGATATTCCACCCATTCTGTACCTCCTAGAGTCTGCAAATTGCCCGCGCTTGGCGGGGGATGTTGTCTGCGCGCCTGGGCGCAATATCGTCCAGCAAGCGGCAGAGCAATGAAAGCGCGTCCACCTGGTCATCATGCTTGCCCGCCGGGAAAGTCAGCATCTCGCTTACGAGGTCCAGCACCCACGGCTTGTCCTGGTGCGAGGGAAAAAACACCTTTCCCGCCTGCATCCTGGCCTGAAGTCCGCGCGCCCGGCTGGCCTTATCCGTGGTGGACGGGTACGGCTTGCGCAGAGTGCGATACAGCCGCTCCTCTTGCAGCCGCTTGGTGAGAACAGGGGCCACGGTCTTGGCAATGACCCCGGCTTCCTCTGCCCACGCCTGCGGAGCCCAGATGCGCAGCATGGATAGCCAGGACTCGACCCAGCCAAGCGCATCCGATTGCTCCCGCCAGAGGTCCAGCAGGTAAATATCGTCCGCGTCGTCAACCCCGGCCACCACATGCACGGTGTAGTCCCCGCCGTTTGCACTCACCGCGTAATCAGATGCCCCGAACATCCGCAGCCCAGACGGCAAGCCGTCGTAGGTCTGCAACCACTCCCGCTGAAAATATGCGCCCTCATCAGGGGCCGGGCGCTGCTGATAGAGCGCAGCCCATTCGCGCTGGCCCAACACGGAGCGGATGCCCGCGAGAACTGCAACCGGGTAGCGATCAGGCCAAAGAGCATCTCCCACCTCGCGCCCCAGGATGTCCCCAGGCTCAGCCAGGGCTGGCAGGGACAGCACTTCCCAACCCTCGCCCTCGTGCTCGGCCAGGCACCAGCCCGCAAGGTCATCCTCATGCCAGCGGGTGAGCACCATCACAATGGCCCCGCCGGGCATCAGGCGCGTGTACGCCACGGAACGGTACCAATCCTTCTGGCGGCGGCGCATCGTCTCACTGTCCGCGTCCTCACGGCCCTTCACCGGGTCGTCAATCAGCAAGAGGTCAGCACCTCGGCCAGTGACAGCCCCTCCGACGCCAACCGCGTAGTAATGGCCGCCCTGGCCGGTGTCGATGCGCGATGCGCTTGCGCTGCCCTGCATGATGCTGGCGGACGGGAACACCTGGCCCCACAGATGGTCCGTCACCTGGCCGCGCACCTTGCGCCCAAAGTCTTCCGCCAACTCTTGCGAGTAGGACGATGCGATGATGGAGCGGCTAGGCTTCCGGCCCAAATACCAAGCCGGGAAATATTCGGAAGTCAGCATGGACTTGCCGTGGCGCGGGGGCATGGCGATGATAAGCCGCTTACACTCGCCGCTGTCCACACGCTCAAGTGCATCGCACACCAGCAAGTGGTGCGGTGCCCAATCATAGGACGGGTGCTGGTACGAGACATACGACCGCAACAGGCCGCTAGCGATGACCTCAGGGGTCGGGAGTGCCTGCGCCGCGTTAGCCACCGGTTGCCTTCTTCGGAGCCCGGAGCCCCGCCGCAACTAGCGCGGCGTCCCTCTGGTCCTGCGTCACGTCATCAAACCTGTGCGTCTGCGTGATGCTGTCCCCCCACTTCTTCGGGTTCCACTTCGCCAGCAGCTTGAGACGGGTTTCGATCTGGAGCTTGCGATGCCCTAGCATGTCACCGCGCTTGACCTCATAGCCATCATCCGAAGTCTTGGTTTCCTCGCCCATCTGCGGAGTGTCCGCGATAGCCAAGCACTCCTGCGCTATGGCGTCCTCACCGATTAACCGCGCGCGCGCGATGCGGTCAGAAAAGTCCTTATCCTGATCCAACCACGCATAGATGCTTTGCCAACTCGGCTTCCCTTCCTGCCGACAAAACTCGCGCAGCGTCTTGCCCTCGGACAGCCACGCCGCAAGCCCGGCAATAATGGCCGGTCTTTCGTCGGGTGCTGTTTTCGTGCGTCCTGCCATTCAAACACCTGTTTCAAACTGTTGTTTCTTGCTCTAGACTCTCACCGACAATCGGCTTGAACGGTCCAACGTATGACGTGTGCGTCACCCCTGGGGTGTCGTGTGCGTCACCCATAACTCTCAAGTTAACTCTGGGGACAAACTCCATAAGCGCAAATCGGCCCATCATGCCGCATTGGCGTAGCACCCCATCCGCCTTGAGTTGCGCCAGTGCTCTTTGTACGACTCGCACAGACAGTCCGCAGACCAAAGCCAACCTCTCCCGCGAAGGGAAGCATTTGCCAGTGTCCGAGTTCCGGTGATGCAGCACCGCGAGTGCCACCAACTTCTCGGTTGGGCTGAGTTCTGCTGACCATATGCGTTCTGCGATCTGCCATGACTTCTCCATGCTGTACCTGCTCTGGTACTTGCTCTGTTGGTGCCTGGGCAGGGAGGGGAGCAGCCTCCTTTTCGCGCGGCCACGCTAGCCCAGGAAATTCGTTTACTCTCCCCCTGCGGCGAGATGCGCGATGCGCTTCCATGCTGCGTCAGTGGGGCGAATTTGGTCGCGTTCGACGAGGTAGGCGGCGATGGCGCGGATGTCCGCCTTGGCCGCATTGATGTCTCTAGCCAACCCCTCAAGGACAGCGCCATCAACGACCGCTTCCCCGTGGTTAAGATTGTGTGCCATCACAGGCGACGGCCTCACCTTCGGTGTTCTGCCCATTAATTCCCGTGCTCCTGTTTGCATGTGGTCTCGATTATGGTGATGCGGCGGTCATACTCGGAAAGGCGCAGCGTTACCTTCTCCAGTTCCGGCCAGGTCACGCAGTCTTTTTCAATCGCAGTTTGGCGCAGTTCCATGCGGTCAAGTTTGACGTCGATCTTCGACATCCAAGAGCGGATGGACCACCATACGATGACCAGCAGCCCGCCGATGAGCGTGAGCAGGGCGTTGGCGAGGTCGAGGCCGGGGATCATTTCCCCGCCCCCTTGACTTTTTCGAAGGTGCGCAGCGAGCCCATGCCGAGCATTCCGAACATAAGCTGCCAAAGGTTTTCGTCTAGGCCGGGGATGGTGGGGAGGTGCGGCCACCATATGCCCCCGGCCCAGACAGCGAGGGGGCGGATGAGATACTGAAAGGCGAGAGCAACGGCGCACACCCAGCCGATAGCCGGACGCCAGCCAGCAACGAATACGCTCTGGGATGAGGCTTCGACCTTGTTGATCTCGCGCTGGTCGGCCTCAGCCTTGGCGGCGATAGTGAGAACCTCGCGCTGATATTCGGCCTCTGCGGCTGCGCGGGCGTTGGGGTCGGGAATGAGCGACAGGAGCTTTTGGACGGCTGGGCCGATGAGCGGGATGAAGTCAAGTCTCACCATGCCCTAGCCCTCCTTGCCGCTGACGGTCAAGGTGAAGCCGTCGCAGCCTTCGAGGTTTGCCATGAGCAGCGAAAGGGCCGCCTTGGACTGCATGATGCGCGATTCGTGTTCGGCGCGCTCCAAGCCCACGAGGATGCACCCGGCGGAATCGTCAACAGTGTTGCCGACATGGATCAGGATTTGGTCGCGCCCCGGTACGTCAAGAAGTTCCGGGAGGTCGCGCTTGAAGCGGGGGGACGGTTGGATAGCGCCGTGGTAGGTGCCGTGGGGGATGCAGGAAACGCGGGGCTTGTTGTTGAGCCAGGGGCGCTCAAGCGTGTGGCAGAGATGCTGCCCGTCGATGGACAGTTTGCCGAGTGTTGCCCACTCGTCCTGCGTATCGCGGATCAGCGTAAGATGCTTTGTTTCTCCCATTGCGCCCTACTCCCGTTTGGGGGAGAGCTACGCACATTATCCGGGTGGGTTCAATAGGGTCCGGTCTACACGTAGACCGGAGTCGAGATAAAGCCCCACGTCGAGCGTCACGAGCATCTTGCCCTTGCGGCCGCAGCCGGAGCACTCCACCAGGCATTCGCGCACGAGCAGGCCTGTCCGGTCTTCGGCCAGGAGCGGCCCCGACTTGCGGACTTTGATGGAGCCGGGGCACAGGGGGCAGGGAATGTGCGGTTCAGGCATCAGGACTCCTTGCGTTTCGGCGGCCAGTCCATCGGCGGCAGGGTGGGCGGGAATTCTTCCTTAATCATGTCGCTACTTCCACACGATTTAAACGGGCAAACTGTCCGTGGTACTTCTGCGCGGCAATGTCATATGCGTGGGAGGCTTCCTGTTCGGATGTGAAATATCCCAGAAACTTCTTCTTCCTGTTAGCCATTAGCTCCGCCGCCCATTTCGCGTGTCCCTTGTGCCAGCACACCCCCTTGTACGCGGACGTTCCGCCAGTCCGTGGCCGCATGTTTCGGCGGTTCTCTGCGTTGGTGCAATCGCGCATGTTTGCTCTGCGGTTATCCAGCGGATTGCCGTTGATATGGTCAACCTGCACACCATCAGGAGCGCTCATGATGAACCTGTGGAGCATCTGCGCAGTCCTATCTCCGCCGGGATTTCTGACGCTTCGTTGGCCGTACACCCGCACGCTGCCGTCGGCCCTGGTGTTCACCAACGCATGCCACTTATGGGCTACTACACGGTCAAAATCTTCGTCATCGACTAGAGCTGCGTAGCCGCGAGTTAAGGGAATCTCTTTCATGTTGCGTCTCCCTCTGCCCGCAGCACCGCAGCAAGCGGCGGATCGGGCCAGCTATTGCCCACGCAGGTGAGTTGGTTGACTTCAAGCCCGGTGCGCGGGTCCAGGACGCTTTCCACAAGGACCGTGGCGCTTTGATAAAGCACTTGGCGGTTGACTCCACGCGCCAGCATCGCGTCTATCTGGCCCAGCGTCAGCAGGCTGGAAATAAGCGGGGCGGTGGACGTAGTGGCAATCTCCCTCCCGCCGCCGAGCTTGGCTTGGCCCCTGCGCATCCTGGTATCACAGCACGCGCACCGCCCCTTGGCCCTGATAGGCAGGAACCGCCCGCAGTCGATACACAGCGCTTGCGGTCTTTTCCGGGCCTTGCTCACCTCGCGTCCCTCCTGGGGGGTATCCCCGCCTCGATCGTGGCGCACGTGGCGTTCCACTGCGCGCCTTCAACCTCGGCCTCTGCGCGTAGATAGGCGATCAGACAGCAGACGGCGACGGCGACGAGAAAGAGGGGAAACAAGAAGCGGATCACCGCTTAACCTCCGTGATGATCCAGGCCCCGGCCTTGCGCTTGACGAGCCGGAAAGTGAACATGGGGAACTGGCTGGCGGCAACCTTGAGCTTCACGTGCGCATCGTCGCGCATGAATCCCTTGGTCTCGTGGTGCTCCATGCGGCCGTCGGGCAGCACGACGAAGAAGTCCGGCGAGTAGGTGGTGCGGTTGGCCAGGCGCAGCTTCATCGCCTCGAACTTCCACGACGAGATCAGCCCGGCCAGGCGCTGGTTCTCCAGCTCAACGGAGTAGGCGCGCTCCAGCTTGTTCATGCCGTCGGCGGCCTTCGTCACCCGGCCGGGCGTGGGGGTGGATTTCTGTGGTAGCCCATAAGCCGTGGCGGGTATGGCCGATTTCTCGGCGGGAAGCTTGCCGAAAAGGCGGTACTCGCGATACTCGGCGGCGGTCATGCGGGAAGGGAGGACGCTCATTCCCCATCCCCGCCCTTCGGGCTGGCCGCCGCGAGGGCGGCGCGGAAGGCGTCACGTTCCCTGATGACGCGGGCAAGCGCGACCTCGGCCAGGTCGCGGACGGCGGCTTCGTGGTCGGAGTAGAGGACATAAGCACCATCGGGATGTGGCAGAACTCCGTTGTCGCCATTGACAATTGGCTCATACCTAACCACCTCCCCCGGCAACGGCGCGGACTTGGCCTCCAACTGCGCGATGTAGGCCATGAGTGTGCGGATAGCAGGGGCGCAATGCTGGACGGTCTTGTACTCGAGCTCGCCCTCAAGCTGTTTCATCGCCTCCCGCACTTCGGGGAGCGTGGGGCGGGGGGCTGTGGTCTTACTCATGGTTCCCTCCTAAAACGGCATGTTGTCTATGCTGCATGTCCCGAGTTGCTGGGCTGCTTGAACCTCGCCGGGTAGTCGCCAGCAGGGAGTGGATCGAGGCCAGCCCAGGCATGCGCCCAAAGAACTCCTTGCGCGGCCTCTCCAGCGAAAGGGTCAGGCGTCGGCCCCCGCCCTAGCTCCCGCAGGCTCATCTTGCGCCGGTACTCGTACTCGGCCTTGCGAACCGTTCTGGCAGTCCCGCGCCGCACGGCCTTGGCAGCGTTCTTCATCCGGTCGTATTCCCGCGATTGCTCGGATTGCTCGACGTTGACACCGCCGCAAACGAAGCACGGCCCATTGCGCGGTCGCCATGCCTCAACCTGGCAGTCCAAGCATTTGTATTTTCTCATCTCTCAATCCTCCATTCGGTCACGCTGAGACACGGTTGCCGTTTTCCATCAGGTGGCGTTGTTTTAGTGGTCGGCTTCGATCCGCCCGAACAATTCTGCAAGCCCTGACCCGATGCACATGGGACTGTCCACGCGCTCTTGCCCCTCGCCGCTCTGCGCTATCGCCAGCGCCTTTTGCTGATCCCCGACAAGGGCAACCTGGGCCTTGTGGGCCAGGCCCCGCGCGCCGTTGCCGATCTCGGTGCGCCCGGCCAAGGTGCCGACGTGCTGGATACCTTGGCGCGAGTACGCGCCGTAAGACTTAACAAAATCCTTCAAAAACCACTTTTCAGTGTCGGCGGTGAGTTCTCCGCAAAGTTTGACCCAGCCCCCGAATGTGTATTCGACAACAGCTTGAGTGACGGGGTTGTCGAAGGCCACGGAGCGGTACCCGCCGATGGACTTGACGGCATGGAGGACTTTCGCGGCCTCGACGGCTCCGATGTCTTCTGCGCTCCCGCCGCCCAGGAACTCCATGAACTCGGCGACGGTCGGCATCTTGAGAAATTTCCTGGCGCGCACGATGGCTGCGCAGGTTTCGCGCACCTGCTCAATAGGGTACTCGCGCAGGGCGTCAAACCGCATGGCTATGCCCGGCTTGGAAAGCTGCGCCGTGAAGTTCTCGGCAACGCCCATCATCAGGGTCAAAAACTCTTTTTTGTCGGCGTCGGTCATTGGACTGCCTCCTGATCTTCAAGCCACGCTTGTCCAGCGCGGGCGTTGGCGTCCGTGAGTGTTGATCCGGTGCGCGTGACGTGGTTGGCGTAGTGGCCGTTGACGATCTTGGCGAAGTTCTTCGGGCCGATGATCCAGAGCAGCCCTGGGCAGCGCCACTCTTTGACCCGGCCCATGAGGAAGTCGGAAACGGAGACGGACGAGAACATTTCCCGCCAAAAGTCCAGTGTTTGGTGCTTTTTGTCCTCGGTCCACCTGGCGCGCAGCGTTGCCTTGGCCGTTGTGCCGAGCGACACAACAGGGGGGAGCTGCGGCAGGCATTCGTGGTAGGCGGAAACGATTTCGGCGTATGGGCAGTTGGGGCGCTTTTGAGCGCGCGCAGGGTCGGTGTGCGAAGCACCCGACAACGAGTCTCTGTCTTCAGAGACTAATGCCTTTCTCTTCTTCTGTTCTACTCTGCTCTGCTCTATATCTGATCTAGGCAATACTTTCTCCCGACAAACTCCCGATTTTTTAGACTTGCGGTCAGTGTATTCATCACGGTATTTAAGCAGTTTAGGACATGATATTGTAATCAATGAATTTGAAACTTCGACCGAGAAAAGCTGAAGATTACCCAAACATTGGGCAAACTTTGCCAATCTTTGGGGATAGAATGGCAAAACTTTGCGCCAGTTTTGGGGAGACATTGAGATTGTCACGTTGTCGGAATCGTCGCATTGCTCGGCAATTGCCTCAAGCAAAAGCCAATATGCGCCATAACCCTCCAGGCCAAATTCGTCCATGAGCCGACACAGGGAAGTGTCAAGATGGGAGCGCGAAAGATGTTTAAACCACCTCATTGGCAGGCACCGCCGGGGAAGTTGATGCGCGCAAACTCGCCAAAGTGTTTGATGGCTGCGGCATCGTATGCGCGGGCGGCGTCGGTCTCGTCGGCGAACTGGCCCAGGTGCTTCTGTTTTGCGTTGACCTTAATATACGCCAGCCACTTGGCGGACGCCTTGTGATAACATACGCCCTTGAACGCCGATATTCCGCCCATTCCAGCCCGCTGATTGCGCGTATTCTCGGATGTCGTGCAGAGCCGCATATTCTCACGGCGGTTGTCTAGCGGGTTCCCGTTGATATGGTCAACCTGCAATCCGTCTGGTGCGTTTATGATGAATCTGTGCAGCTTTTCCGTCACCTGACCACGGCCATGTTTCCTGGCGCTGCGCTGGACGTACACCCTTTCGCTCCCATCGGCCCTGTGCTCAACGGCAGCGCACCATTTGTGCGCGGCAACACGCTCGTAGTCCTCCTCGTCAACGATGGCGGAATAGCCTTTGGTCAAGGGGATTGTTTTCATGTGCGCACCTCAAAAGAAATTCCGTATCCCCCATGCTTGCGAGTCCAACTCACTGCGAGGTGATTTTGGATGCTTGGCCGCCAGCCAGGCTCAGGGAGGATACGGAAATTTGAGGACATAAGACACACTCACAGGTTAAGAATTAGACTCGCCCGCTCACCATGCCCCAATCCCGACGCGGATGTCAAGGGAGCACTTTGCCTGGCGTCAGGTAGCGCACGGGGTGCTCACATCGAATCCAGGCGGTAATTCTGTTTCAGCACACGCGCCTGGTTGAAATGTCCCGGCAGCTTCTCCGCGTTGTCTGGGAATCGCAAACGCAGGATGATCTTGCGGCGCTGGGCGCGTTTGGAGGCCACGGCTACGTAGCCGTGGCCTTTGGACGCCTGATGCTGCACCCGTATAGCGCCATGTCATGCCTCACGAGGGGGGGGATGAAGGGCTTCTTGTCGCTGCTCCTGGGCGGACGACGGCAAAAAGAAAACGGAGCCGTGTCGGTGCAGGACGGAACGGCTTCACCCCACTTGGGCTCGTAGGGGCACGTCAGGCAGGAATTTGCAAGATTCATTGCTTCCTCGCTTGTAAAATTGTTTTGGCGACCGCGCTCCATGTAAGGGCGCTCACGACTTCCCCTCCTGTTCGTCCACGATTATGCCCGGCGGCCATAAGCCTTGCGTTGGTAGATCACCGCGCCGACCTTCGCCAGCAGCTCCGGGCCGAACCCTTTGCGCTCACCGGACAACACGCGGGCGATGTACTGCCACCGCTTCAAACCGATGAGCACAGCCAAGTCTTTCGGCCCTGTCCCTGTCCGATGGAAATAGTTGGTGAGGTCTTCTTTGATGTTCATGGGCCTTGTTTGCCACATGCCGGGAGCATAGTCAAGCCCATTGCGGGTAAACTTTTTAAAAATAATTGCCCAAAGCGGGTTGACTCTCCCGAAAGTTTGTGGTCTATCTACCTCGACGCCAATCGCGGCGTACAGAAATGAGCCCAGGAGACAGGAGGCCTCATGAGAATACCGAAGGGCTAAAAAGCTGGCGAGCTAACGCACTCGACGGGTAACATGGCTCCATCACGAGCCCTTTTACGGTCCTGGGCATGACCTTAAAAGGCCCCACATTTCGTAAACAGCTCTTTGATTCGCAGTCGTGGAGCCAGCAGCACGGGGGACGATCATCGACTCCCAGGGACGCGAAGCGCCCCGCGTGTTGCTGGCTAGGGCGCGGCGGCGTGGAGGGACACGCTAAGTCAGGCAAGCGCACCGACAGGATCGGTTAAGCGGGGCTTGGTAATAGCGCCAAAGTACACGGCTAGCCGGAATCAAGCCCGGCCCGCGCCCTAATCCATGACTGCGAACAGGATTGGCCCAAGCGCGGAAGCGCACAACAACATCGGGGGGGGGATTATGCTCAAGACTACACTCGCACAGATCAAGGCTCACAACCCATGCGC